GCTGATAAGTCTACTACTACACAACAATCTGGAGGTAAGTGATGACTATTTGGAATCAACAGAATAACGGTTATGAATTCCCTAAATCAAACGAGGAATATGCCGCAATGAATAATAGCGACATTAGGGATCGTTTTAACCAAGTAGGAAATGATCTTGTTGGAACTCTTGATAATGGGTATCGCAGGCCTGTATATTCTAATGAAGATCAGAGAAAGATAGAATATATGGAGTACAGGAGAGACCAACTTCAAAGAAAGATGGCTGAAGAGTCTGCTTTACGAAGAGCAGAAGCTGAACGATATATGGCGCAAAGAGCAGCTGGACCATTAGGTGCTTCTATAGATGACAATCTAAGAACAGATATTCGTACTCCTTCTAGAGAGGCTGCTGCTAATTATTCTAGAGCTGCTGCTGATAGTACTTCTACTCCAGCTTATTCTTATTACGCCCAGAGTGATGATAGGTTAGACGGTCATTCTATTGATTCTGTAATGGATCCTGATTTTAGATGGACAGATGAAGGCAGAAAGCAGGACTGGTATTCTAAATAGGAGATACTAATGGCTTACGGTCAACAACAAAACGTATGGGGTACTAGAAGTAACGCATACGGCGATGAAGAAGAAGGTCAAGCCTTTGGATCTGGTATGGGAGGAAACTCTATCAAAGCTGTAGGTGGGGGCTTCAAAGAGAAGAACACAGGTAAGATGATTGCTAAGACTGGTGCTCAAATATTAGGCACTATCTATGGTGGACCTGCAGGTGGTATGGCAGCTGGTATGGCTGTTGATGCTATGGTCCCTGACAAACAATCAGTTAGGTCTGGCACTAGTGGTTTCGGTTCTCAATCCGGCAGTACTGGCCAGAGTGGAACCTCTATGAGACCAGGTGGTAGCTCCAATATGGGCAATGTAGCCACTTTAGCAGCTCAAGGCTGGGATAAGTATCAAGCTGGACAAAAAGCAGCAGGACCATTAGCTGATGAAGCGACACAGATGGCTCTTAACGAGAACACAGCTGATCTAGCTAATAACGCTTATTCCCCAGCAGGAGACGCAGCCGCTAACGGAGCTACTGATGTTGCTGCCGATGGTACTGCTGATGCAGCTACTGATGGCGCAGGTAATGCGGTTATGTGGGCTAAAGCTGCTTACGACGTATCTAATAAACTAAATGAATCTGGTGTTACAGCTTCTGAAGCCCCAGGTGAATCTAAGTTTAATATGGATGCCTCCACTATTGGTCAAGAAAACAAACCGATAACTTTAGGTAGTACACCACAAACAACTCTTCCAACTACAGGACCTTTAGGTAATCCTAATAAACCTCAGTTTGATGAAGAAGAATATATGAGAAAATTTGGAGGAAGATAAGATGGCATATAACAAACAAGCAAACCCTTGGGGTGGAGCAACATCTGAATTAGGATGGAGAGGATTTGCAGATGGTAGTAAACATGGTAATCCTGCTGCTATTGCTCCTCCTAAAGACGACATATATAAGAAGCTGGCAATGAAAGCTCTTACAGATATTGGTGGGGCAGCATGGAACGAATATACAGCCCCTGTTAATACTGGACAGTCAATGTGGGGAGATGAATTAGCAGGTTTTGATACTGCTATCGATGCTAAAGTTACAGGAAAAGATGGTGCTCTTAGGGATAAGAATGCTGTTGAACTAGAAGCGGCTGAGAGAGCTAAGGCAGACTTTATACGCTCTCATCCTAATGCTGGTAAAGAAATCTACAATCGTCCTGAATGGACTGAGAATGTTCCTGACTTCTTGATGCCTGGGGGAAGTAGATACAAAGTCCCTGAGGGATCAATTAATACTAGACAGGCTAATGCTTATAGGAATAATTGGAAAGCGGATCGTAAGTTTGTTCCAACACCAGCTCCGTTAGCCAAGAAGAAAACTGTTGTTAATCCTAATCCAAATGCAGTTACTGTAGACCCTAATGCGGTTAGCACAGTTAACGCTAAAAGGATCAAAGAAAAGTCATTGGGATACGGAAATACTCCAGGATTTGTTCAGGTTAATCCTGAACATTCTTCTTTAAGACAAGGTACTTCAAGTGTATTAAACACTGTGCAACTTGCTGATAGATTAGATGATGTCCAAAACTCACTTCATACTCTGAAGCCAGAATGGTACATGAATGATGCGGAACTACTTACAGAGAACAAGAAAGACGCTGTCCAAAGCTGGATGACAGGCGGATTGTTCAGCATGTCAGACGCACAGACTTATTTCACTAAGGCCCCTCACGAGTTTGTTGAATTTAAGAAGAATCCTGTTGAATGGTACTTCACAAAAGGACCTGGCAAGAATGACAAGAAAGATTACAGCGGGCATAGCTGGTTCGGAAATTAAGGAGATATTATGACACAACAAGAATGGGAAGCACTAAATGCTACTATGGGATACTCTCCCGAACAAGACGCTTCAATTAGAAAATCAGTACAACAAGCGACAGCAAATGGAGCTACTGTTCCTCCGGGTTACCAAAACTTATTGCCGTCGGTGGCAAGCTGGATGCCGGGTGAAGAGCAATATAGTATTTTCAATAGCCCAGAGTATGGTGAAGTTGATGCTTTTGGTTATGACGCTATTGACTCTGCCTCTACTGGAGTATTAGATAAATATTCTTCAGAGGTAAATGATCCTTCTTCAAACGTCAATAAAGTTGAAGTTAAGAAGCATAATGCAGATGGTACAGTAACCACTACTACTACTGAAAATAAGACAAATACCCCTTCGTTCAAAGGGACAAAGGACAAAGATAAAGATAAGATGCGGGTCCCAATGACCAATGCAGGTGGTATGACTGTGATCGCCACATCTCCAGAAGAGGTAGCTATGTACCAGAATAATGGTTATGTAGCTCCTAATACAGAGATGGCTTATCCTGAAGTTGGCTCTGATGATGCCCAGACAGCCCAAGGGTTCGATGATTGGCGTAATGAGTACAACTCACGACCAGAACTAGAACCCTCTCAATTCTTTGATAATCCTATGATTGACACAGATGCGATGGGTAATCCTATTCAAGATCAAACCTGGGATGGCAACAATGTAAATAAAGGTGTAGATAGAACTAACACACGTCTTAATAATTTAGAAGGTATTGATCCTAATGATGATTACTACGAAGGCTTTATTCCAAGCAATTATCATTTGGAAGGTAACTATTATGGCGATGAAGCTGCTATGGTCGGTGATTCAGCTCTCTTTGACCAAGCTGAATTTGGGGATACTGAATGGGGAGGACGTAATACTACTCCTAAGACTATGTATCATCCAAGCGGCTTTTCGCAAGTGATCAACGAGCCAGAAGCTCCTTTGTTTATTCGTGACGGTTACTTTAATACCCAAGCTGAAGCTACTGAAGATAGAGATGCTCAGACAGCATTCGATAAGGCTGAAGCTGGACAAGACTTCTTTAATAATCAATGGGATGCTGAAGAAGCTTCTTTAGCAAATACCCCTTCTTGGTTAGGGCAATCAGACGGAGCTATCACAGATGCTGAACGTGATGATTTAGTCGCTCAAGATCAATCTATTTACCCTAATCAATCTTTTGATTGGCAAGGTAAAGGCGAAGGCCCTATGACAGACGCTGAACGTGAAAGCGCTAATAATCATAAAGAGGTTAACAAGAGTGAAGTGGCTAAAGAAGTAGTGACTACATTCCAAGATAGAATTAATTCAGGAGCTAACCCAGAGGCTGAAATCAAACGATTTGTTGACTCTTCTGGTCATCTTAAAGAGTGGAGACCTCAGTTGTTTAAAGCAATACTAGGAACTCTTATAGGTGTGGCTAGTGGAGAGTCGTTTGGAGCTTCTGCAACCGCAGGCTTTGGTGTTGTAGGTGAAGATATTGCTAGACAAGAGAAGGTTGATGCTGAGATAGCTAAGGAAGACCGTAAGTTTGTAAGAGACCTTACTCTTAAGCAAGTTGAAGCAGGAGGCAAGGCTGTTACAGCTCGTAAGGACTTGCTGAAGTTTACAACTAAACGTCTTGAGACTTTATCCACTAACTATAACAACAACTTCTTTGCTAGTATGGATAAGAAGATGAAGGAAAAGATAAATAAGAAGATTCCTGACGTTGCTCAAGCTTACAAAACATCGTTCTCTGCGTATGCAAGTAGAGCTGGTATATCAGAAGACGATCTAGTGGCTCCTGTTGGGAAGAAGGCCAAAGGCTTAAAGAGAATCTTTGACTCTGGAATGAGAGACTGGATGAAATCAATGAGAGCTCAAGCTCAAAGCGATGACGATATCAGTTTATCATCTTCTCCAGATGCTTTTATTAGAGCTAGAGCTTATCACACTAAGTTGACTAAAGATAAAGGGGTAAGTGGTGATATTGCTCCAATGCTTTTTGACAAGGAAGGCAACTTGGATGCTGAAAGACTATTGTCTTTAAGAGCGTCAGTTGATACTATTGTAAAAGGATCTGATAACTATCAGAATGCTGATGAAGTATTTAAGTCCCTAATTAAGATATGGAGAAAGATTAGTCTGGAAGACAGGAAAGACCTAACATTCCTTGAGTTTGCTAACTCACAGGTAGGACAATTGAAATAATACATAAGGAGCAACCATGCTTACAGATTATCTAGAAGGTGAGAACGATATCCCAACACATGTTAGGAGGTCTATTCAAACCAACAAAGGTGAATACTGGTTTGTTGATGGAGACACTATTGAGCCAACTAGTAAAGCTGAAGGGGCTCCAGTCCGTTTTAGTGATATGTCGGTTCCAGAAACCCTTCACTTCTTAGAAGATGGAACTGTTAAGTATGGTGATTGGGATGGAGAAATTATTGCTGATGAGATTGCTGGACTAGCAAACTCTCAAGGTTTTAATATCCTTCCTGATGATTCAGAAGAAGACATCTACGACAGACTACTGTCTCCATTACAGAATAAAGATGGATTAGGTCTTGGAGATAAGGCTTACTACGAAGGCATTATTCCTTTAGATAAGTTCTCTTCTGACAAGCAGGTCGCTTTAGCTGAAGCTGGAAGAATGGCTAGGGGTATTAGAGAGATAGATCCTAACGACCCTTGGGCACAAGCTAGAGGCAGAGTTCAACAACATTGGAGAGACACTTTAGTTGGTGAGAAGGCTGTTGCTTTAAATGAAGCGGCTTATGCTGCAGAAGCAGGATATAGAGGCCCAGAGTCTATCTATGTTGACCGTGAGGCAATGTTCTTGCATGCTGATAGAGACTTCATGAACCGTGCTGACAATCCTTTTTCAGCTGCTTTCGAGTCTAGTTGGATTGGCATTAAGCAAGGTATCCAAGGCGGCCGTTCTATGCTGGGTGATGCTCTTAATAACGAAGAGCTTTACTTATCTGGCAAGATTAATGCAGACATATACGAGAGTAAACTAAGGGAATTACCAGCGTATATTGACGACATTACTAATATTGAGGATGTATCTACAGCAGGTAACTATATAGCTGGCTTAGCTGGCATGGGGTTACCTTATATTCTTGGTTTGGTTGCTTCCTATGGCGCAGGCGCTGTTGTTGGTGGTGTGATCGGTGGGCCTCTTGGGGCTGGAATTGGCGTTGCTGCTGGTACTGCTATGCCTTGGTTGGTGTATGCAGGTGATACATATCATCGTATGGGCGGAGACAAAGATTCCAAGAATGCTGGTGCTGCAATGTCAGCTGGCTTAGCTATGGCCCTATTGGATCGTTTAGGTCTAAGAGGTATTATGAAGCCATCTTATGTGCTAACTAAAGATGGTATGGATCAAGTGATTGCTCAACACGCTAAGAAGACAGGTATATCAATTGACGCAGCCACTCTAGATGTTAAGAACAACTTGGGTAAAGCTCAAATGGATCTTCTTGATCAAGTAGAGGGTGTTGTAGACATCTTAGTTAAGAAAGGCTTAGTTGCTAAGTCGTTTGGAAAGAACTTTGGTCGTGGTGCTGCTATTGAGGGCACTACTGAGATGGCTCAAGAAACAACAGGCTACGTCACTGCACATTATGGTGGTGAGCATGGTGAATTTGATGGTGAAGAATACCGTAGAGTTCTAATCAATGCTGCTGCTGGTGGTGCATTGTTAGGTGGGTCTATGTCAGGTGTTAGTACAACTATCTCTGACTATGGTCGTCTTAAGCAAATGCAACGAGATTATTCTGCATCAGCAGATAATGTTGAGAAGAACTATTGGCATGGTGGAGACGCTTATGACCAGCTTCAAACGCTTATGGATTCTCCAGAGTTTAAAGAAGCGGTTAAGAATGGCGACTCATCTTCTGTTATTAAGGATGAATACGACAAGGCAGAATCTGATGACAAGACAGTGAACAAAGGCTGGTGGAAGACTATTAAAGACTTTCCTGGCAAGTTCTTTATGAAAGGAGGGTCTAAGTATCTTCAGAAAATGGTTGAAGATGAAACACTTCCTCCTGCGGTTAGACAAGCATACGCTATTCTAATGACTATTGAAGCTCCTAGTAACAAGTCGTTTATGCCTGGTCAGTCTAAGATTAAGATGAAGCAAAGACTTGCTGGAAAGATTAATATTTATCTTGAAACAGTTTGGTCTAACTTTATAGCAGAGTCTGGATTAAGAGCTGTTGGCAAGGATACTGACGCAGCCCTAAAGACTCTTAAAGAGTTTATGGCAGAGCGGACTAGGGCTAAGGACGCAGTGGTTCCTCATGGGGCTACCACTGTTAATCCTGTAACAACTCAGCTAGAAAGGGAAGGTAAGCTAGATGTTTATGAGAAGGCTGCTAAAGAGTTAGAAGCAGTCGCCGAAATGAATGCGTTGCTTTACGAAAAACTTACAGGTAAGGACTTAGATAGGCGCAAAGGTTATGTTGAGTCTGCTGCTGTTTTAGCTCCAGCTGAAGTTAGAAAGAACAAAGAGTTATTCGTTCAGACTTTAGTTGATGGCTGGACGCATATTGATCCTAAGACAGGCAAGGTTATTACAACTAAACTGTCTCGTGAAGATGCTCATAAGTTCTATAAAGCTGTTGTTGAAGGTGGAGAGACCTTCTCAATGGGCAATATGACAGATGCAGAATTCAAACGAATGGGTTTACCTGACACACTAAGAAAGACTAGTATGCATTTGAATTCATCAAATGTTATGAGAGATACATTCTTAGAGAAGAACATGTTTAAGGTTCTTAGTCATAACATTGCATCAATGGTTGATTACGGTGTAGAAGTTCAGGTTGCTGGTAAGGATGGTAAAGGCGTAGATAGAGTATTGCATTTCATTAAATCTACTCTAGAGAAAGAAGGAATGGGAGACAGATGGGATCCTATGACTGCCAAGGTAATCATGGATTACAGAGATGCTTCCTTAGGGAGATATCATGAAATGGAGAACAAGAAACTTCTTGAGCTTCAATCTAACCTGTTGTTCTTTGGCTCTATTACGCAACTTGATACATCATTGTTAGCATCTCTTCCTGAGATTGGATTGTTGGTGTTAAATGCAATACATGACAAGGAAGCTAAGCAAGTATTAATGCAGGCAGCTAAACAGCTATTCCAACATTTTAAGAAGTCTACTAAAGACTCTATGAGGTATATGGTTAAAGGCTCTGGGATGACTCCTGAGGAGTTGTCAGCTGTTGAAAGGGATTTCTATGCGTTCTATGGTTCACACGCTACAGGCGTATTAGGACATATCGATATCGGCCAGCAGATTGATCATATGAGTAAGTTTAAAGAATCAGTTCTTCAGGCTTTCTTTACATTCAATCTACTAAAGCCGTTCACTGACGCTACCCGTATTGCCGCCCTATCTATGGCACAAGATGCAATCATTAGAGACTTGGCTTTAGTGTTCCAACATTATGAGTCTGGTAGGAATATCGGAGCTGATGCTTATGAAAGACTAAGAGAGCTTGGTATAGATCCTAAGGCTATGGCGAAGGAATACCATACATTTGTTAATAGTCTTCATGCAGAGCTTAAGAAAGAGGGTTTAGATCCAACACATGACCCTGAAAGATACTATGCTGCTTTGCAGAGGATTATTAATCAGGAGTTAGGTCAAGGAAATAAAGACGCTCCATTCTATAGTTTGTTTGATCAGATGCAGATTGCTCGTCATTCATATGTTGATAACATCTTAGCTAACCCTAACTCAGCTGACAGACCTATATGGTATTCAGATCCTCATTTCAGAATGATGGGTCAATACCAAGGTTTCTTATCTACATTCACATCTCACATCCTTCCAAGAGCTTGGAGAAGGTTCAGACATGGCAACCCATCTGCTAGATACCATGCGTATGCAGCAGCAATGACTATGCTTATGTTTGCTTTCCTTGGACAAATGCTTAAGGACGAATGGAAGTATGAAGATGGACACAACCCTTGGTTAGAAGACTATGGTTATGCTCAGAGAGGTATTATGTCTTCTGGATTGTTTGGTACATCTGAAAGATTCATTGATATGATTCATCCGATATACGATATCAACGAACCGTTCCTTGAACAACTAGCAGGAGACTTAGGTCCGTTTACTGGTACACTTAGTTGGGCGCATAAAGTGCTTGACAACGCAATGTCAGGAGATATGTCTGGAGTTGGTTATTATGCTAAGAAAGCTACACCATTATTCGGCTCTTCTTACTTATTCAAATAAAGGTAAATACAAATGAGTAAATTAACAAGTGGACTCTTAAGGGGTTCTAAACAAAGTGTGTTTGATGCACCTGAACAGGTAATCGAGGACATTGATAAAGACATACGCTTCGATGATGATATAGATATAGATACTGATCAAGCTATGGTTAAGTACGTGGAATCTAAAGAGAATAAAAGTACTGACGAAAGAACAGAGAGCCAGGTCATTTTAGATGATCTTGATATAGCTTTGAATTCTACTGAATCAGTAGTTCCTATTATTGCTCCAGAAGGCGATCCTATAATTGATGCTAATCGAGAAAGAATTGAGAAGCAGAGAATGGAGAATGTATCTCAGTTTCCTACACAGGAATCTGAGTACGAAACATTCACACCTGAAGAGGATAAGGTTACTCGCAGAGAGCCTGCTAAGTTTGAAGAGTTTGCAAGGTTAATCGATGAGGGTAGTGAAGATGCTGCGTTCGCTTTATTAAATGAAGGCGATGATACTGTTAGTCGTCCTGACTTTGATGAGGTTATAACTAGCCACAAGCAGATGACTTCATTGCTTGGAGAAGAGGCTGGAAAGCTTAACTTTAACTTTAGTGGAGCGAAGAAAACTGAGTTCTATGAAAGGCTTAACAATGAAGAGAAAGCCCCACTTGGAGATGTTAGAAGTTTGGCTGAATACGGTAAGCGTTTCTTAGCTTTGCAAGAGGAAGCTGAAAGGAATGACTTAGGTCAGGCTTTTACTGATTCTATGATGTATTCTTTCATGCACTCTCTTTTAGAGCAACGCTGGAGAAAGGAACAAAGAGAGAATGACATTAAAGATGGTAAGCCAGAGTCTGAGATTGCTGAAAAGGAAGAATCAGGAACTGTTGCCATGAATGGTCATATAGGCTCATTAGTTGAGTCTGCTTTTAACATTAAGAATGGCGACAAGATGACCCAGGGAGTTACAGGGGCAATCACTAAAGAGATTGTGTTAAGAGCTAACGACCGTTTAGTAGCGGCAGGAATGCCGTCCTTGTTTGAGCAAAGAACAATTAATAAGGATGGTAAAAGCTTAAACATTGTTGAGTTAACCGAAGCTGGCCTTGACTTGGCTCAGAAGCAAGAGGCCATGGTTCCTACTTTGATTCCTAAGGCAGTCGTAAAGGTTAGGTTCGAGCGTAAGATGAATGAAGAGGGCACTAAGGTTAAATGGAACAAGTCTCAGAAGAAGAAGAGAGACAAGTCTTTAGACTATGGCGACTATGCTCAAGCCCAGAAGTCAATAACTTATCAAGAAAACATTCCTTTTACATCTAATGGAGAGTTGTTTATCCGTATTGAAGAGTCTTTAGCGGATCCAGAGGCTAGAGAGATCATTGATGCTGATTTCATTGGCCTTGTTGGCTTAGAGATGAAAGACGGTACTATTTCTAGAAGAGATAAGAACGGAACTCCTTGGAGGTTTACACCTATCTTAGATGCGAACAATCGTCCAATGCTTAATACAATAACTGATCCTACTAATGAGCGTTATGGCTTTAAATATGAGGTAGAACTTAGCCTTTCAGATAGAGCTAGATACAGATTGTATGACAACACAGCAATGTGGATTCAGGATACCCAGGACGCTATCTTTTATTATGACTTCATGATTGGTAATGATAGAATTTATTTGAAGCAGAACATTGGTAACTGGCATAGTGGCAAGTTTGCTAGAAGTCTGTTGCAGACTGGAAGGCCTTATCAAATCAATCACAAGAGCCCTAGAGAAGTTGGAATGCATAAAGCATTGATACTTCAAAGGGCTGGTCTTGAGAAGGATGATAACCACAAGTCTTTATATGTTGAAGAGCTTATAACTAAGTTTGATACTAATGTGGCTAAGTGGTCTAAGATGTATTTCAATCATCTTAAAGAAGGCAAGTCAGGCATTCCTATTAAGCTTCTTAAAAAAGCTGATGGTGATTGGGAATACTTAACCGCTGTTGAAGAAGCTCTTAGGTTCGATACTTACTTAAAAAACCCTACTAATAAACCATACGAAACTAGATTCTTTACGGAGCTAGACGGAACATCTAATGCTCTTGCGTGGTCAGCTGTTCAGGCTGGTAACACATTAGTTTCTAGATTGACTGGCCTCCTTCCTAAGATTGAAGGTGATGCTGAAGACACCTACTATTACACAGTAGAGACCTTTGCTAAGGAAATGTTTAAAGCATTATCATCTCAATATAATGGAGATGAGGCTACCAGAGTTAAGTTCAAACAGTTATGGAAATATCTTGGAGTTAAGAATAGAAGCCTGGCTAAGAAGCCGTTAATGATATTCGTTTATGGTGCAAGTGGCTTTGCGATTAAGCTTGACTTTGGCGCTACTCTTGAGAAGCTTGTTTCTGAAGATGGTTTTCAAAGGTTAGCTAAGAAAGATCTAGGTTTAACTTCTAAAGAAGGACAAGAGTTTAGAGAGCTGTCTAAAAGGATAATGGTTAAGGCTATTGAAACTAACTTCCCTGATCTAAGGGCTTATACAAAGGCTATGGCGGCTATTACAGAATATTCTTTGAATCAAGGCTTAAATCCTACGTTTAAGAATCATGCTGGTCATATTCTTCACTTTGGCAGGCTTGTATCCCATGTTGATAAAGAGAAGTCTTTCAAGGCAAGCTTTAAGGATGAAGAAGGAAAGGTTGACAGGTTTAATGTTGATGTTTTGACAAGAACTCATGATCCTAGGGCCTTATCAGTATCTGCTAGTGGCAAGGAAGTGTACAAAGCTGTTAAATCAGCTGCTGTAATGGTTACCCATAGTAATGATTCTGAAAACATGAATGGAGGCTTTATTGATTCCTTTGAAGACCTTCAGAAACAAGGTAAGCAATTCTATGGAGCTCAAATCTTTGATGGTCTTATGACTACTACTACTCAAGCAGAGATGTCTGCACGTCATCTTAACAAATGGTTTAAGAAGATCAATGCAGAGATATCAAATCTTGATAGGTTCATTGCTGGTATGAAGAAGCAGGCAAAAGAGAAGGGTATTAAGTTCGACCTTAGCTCTCAGACTATTCTGCTTTACAATCCTAGAACTGAAAAGGAAGATGTTAAAGTTAATCTTATGAAGTTAGTTGAGAAACTAAATAAAAGATATAAGGATTTACAGATAGAGATGGCTAAAGAAGCAGCTCGTCAGTTTCCTATTCCTAGATGGAAGAATAAATCGAAGTAAACAAACAAACCCCACAGGTTTCCGTAATGGATTCCCGTGGGGTTTTGTTTTTTAAGTACTAACTTCTTGTTGTTGTGTTACCTTGTTCAAGTATAGATGTAAGTCCTTTATTATTTCATCATTCAGACTGTCAAAAGACAGTGTTGCTGGGCTTGTATCTGTTGAGCCATCTGTTAGCCTGACTAAAGTATCTTTTGACTTTAAATCGACAATAAACTTACTCATCATCTGAAGGGTTGGAAAGAAGAACCTGTATTCTCTTTTCTTCTTTCCAATACATATAGGGTTTTTGATTAATATCCAGTTATAGTTGTCTTTAGTAACTCCGTAATCATCATCAATCATAACCAGATTGTCTTCCATCCTAGACATTAGTAACCCCTTTGCTTTGTAACAGCTTTAAGTAGATCCTCGGCTTCCTTTCGTTTGTTGTTTACAATCTTGTAAGCTTCCTTCTGTGCCTGTTCAGATGCTTTTCCTTCTTCCAGTAGTCTTGCCTTTTCAGCTTTAAGGTTCATTGCTCCAACAACATCCATCATTGCATCATTGATTGCAGGTGTGCCTTCTAGTTCAGGGTCTAAATTAAACTCTTCGATGTAGTCTTTATCTGAGATGCCATGCATACTCATTACATTATAATCTTTCATATCTCTCCTTGCCTTATCGGCTTTGTTATCTATCCAACCATAATCGGCTAGGTCTTCCATTAATGCTTACTTGTGATGATAGGTGAGGGCTTCTTATTCTCTGCTTCATCTTCATCTGCTAAGTAATCTAACATTGCATCAATCATATTACTATCATCAGCAATACTAAATACCATTTCAATTACTTCTGTTCTGTTTAACTTTTCATTCTCATCATCTACAATTGTAAATGTCGCTCTACATGTTCTCATCTCTTTCTCCTTTATTGGTTCATTATAGTCATACAGCCTTTCACAATACTCTTCTAAATTCACAGGAAGTTTAAGCTCCTGGCATAATTCATCAGGTACTGATCCTTTTCTTCTATAGTTCTGTTGTTAACTGTGTCTCTTTTAATCTTGCTTGTTAATATTTCATACTTTGTTTCTACTACCTTCCTCTTTTGTCTTTCTTTATGCCATTCCTCAACCCAAGAAACATTCGGGTTCTCTTTTATCTTATTGTAAGCCTCTCTCATTACTTGCTCAGCAACCACTTCATCTTCCCTATCTATACATCTATTCATATAATGAGAATAGACATCTTTGTGTTTAAAGCCAGACGCTTTTGCAATGTTTGAATATTCTTGAGCTAATATTGAGCAAGCTTCTTCTTTACTTTCTTTGTTCATTTGTTCTCCTGTTAGTTAGATAAGGTTAGCGATCCCAGAACTGGTCTCCAACTTTCCCTCCCCATTTGTTAATCTTAATCTTAATGCGAATAAATAAGCAATACATGCACATCCTATTCCACCACATACTTATCTTATTTAGCATTTAGTTCCTTTGTTTGTTACTTACATCTTCTCTTAATAACTCATCACACATAATAATAGCTGATTCTGTCATATGAATAGCATCTGAGTTCTCTTTGCTTGAATGTTTCTTAATCCTATCAAGTATTTCTTTAATACCTTCAATCTTAATCTTACATTGTTCATAAGAATGCATTACCCCTCCCTGAATATTTCCAATATGTACTTACCTTTATGTTCTTCAGCTTTGTAAGTAAGGCTGCCCTTATGATGATCCATAAGAGCTGTTACCATACCTTCCTCAAACTTGCGAACGCCATGTCGCCAGGTTATATACCCTCCCCCGAGAGTGAATATTATTAATCCTAATATTATTTCAATCATGTTGTTACTCCTTTGTTATTCTTTCTTCGTATGCAACATGGTTAAACCCCATAGACTTTAGTATCCTTAGGGTTTCTAGCCATGATGAACATTGATCTGTTGTAGCAGGGCCGCATGTTGCCATCACAACTCTGTAACATTTCTCTATTGCTTCGTTAGTTTGTATCGTCCTCGTCATTGATCTCTCCTATGAGCTCAACAACAACATGATCTTCGACATCCTTACCAGCCTCACCGAAGTCAACAACGAATCCTCTTACGAATTTAAAGTTGTCATCTTCTAACTTACCACCTTCTACAATGGCATCCATTAAGAACTTATGTACTGGAAACCAGTAGTTGTCTAAGTCTTTAGGTCGGTTTCCTTTGAAGAATAATGTGTATTCAGGTCTAATCCAATTGAATCTTGGTAGAGACTCTGTGAATCCTGATACAAGCTCTGAGTAGTCTTTCTTGCATTTAGCTTGAGAGCCCCAGTGCATCTTCTTAAAGATATTCTGTGATAGTTTTACAACTTTACCCTTTCGAGTAAAGGTTGGATATTCCAATATGGCATTGTACTTCACTTGACTTTCCTGATAGACCAGCCACCTGTCTTTGTGTTCTTAGTTAGCTGAACTTGATTGCCTTTGTATGACCTGCCATCACAAAGATCAATAAGCTGTTGGCGAAAATCTTTCTGCTTTCTAGTAGCTTCATCTGCATCAGACTTAGCCATCCTCCAAAGCATTGCTAATTTGCACCATTCCTTATCATCTCTCACAATAACATCCCTATCCCCAGCTTCAGGTTTACCCTCGAAGTATTTAGCCCAACCATCTATGATCTGTTGTTGAACTTGTTTATCTTGTTTTACAATTCTGTGTAAGCCAACTTTATTCTTTCGGTCATATACCCAGAAGTTACATTGGTCTTGTTTAGATAATAACATCTGTTGCTGCATTTGTAAAACATAATGAATCGGGAGGTCTTCTTCTAACTCCATATTAGCCCATAGGGGCGAGCAGGATCCGCTTAGAGGGACTTTAATCTCTACGATAGAGTTACCCTTGCCTCGCTCCATTCCGTCCAAGGAAGCCATCAATGGTAATCCATCAATTTCATCTGTAATACAAACTGGAATGTAAGTCTTGCCAGAAACCTTCTCGTATAGTTCACGAGCCTCGTCTTCTGTTTCTGTTCCAATCTTCATAGCTTCATTAAGTTTAATGTGAAGCTCCCCATTCTTAACCTGCCATAATTGTAATGGAGTCTTTGGTGTCCAAGGTGAGAGTTCTAATACTGATGCAGCTTCTGATGCTGTTCCGTGTAGTCTTCTAATTTTTAGCCATTCTTCACTACCCTGTGGCAATTGTTCTTCTGAGTATATCTTCATGTTTTTCTCCTATTGTTTTAATTTAGTGAGGTCTTAAAGACAGCGTTAGTGGCATATCTTCTGTTTATACAAGGACTTCACTCATTGCCCTTTATTCATACTATGTGAATGAATTGATAAGTTTCCAATGACCCTCTGGATCGAAGAACATTCTTTTTTTCATTTGCTTGTTAGGCTTCTTGTCGTGAAGAGGCTTTCTTATTGGTGGTGCTAGTACTTTAGCTGGGTCTGTATAACAAGACAACCTAGTTGAAGCTGTAGAATGAGGGCAACCTGTGAATTCAGCCACCTGCTTTGCTGTCCATTCACTGCCATCATCTAACTTGTATAGTTTGTAACCCTTGATTCGTTTAACTTTATCTATAGGTCTTAGTACATATACATGGTCTTTTGTTTTACTTAATCTATGATATGCACTGCTTAATGAACAACCTACTAATTCAGATAATGACTTAGTAGTCCATATACTGCCATCATCTAATTTCCATTCCTTTCTCTTTCTTTCCATGAGCTCTCCTCGTTTTATTGTATTAATTAGTGGTCACTATGCATGAAAAAGGACGTGACCAAGCCTTCTAAACAATTCTTGCCAGCTATGAAAGGGAAACATGAAAACCCAAAGGAGACCGACAAGAAGGATCCACGCACTAGATCCAAGGTTCGTAACTACTTATACATACGACAGTAGTTGTGCCGTCTTTATAACCCACTGCGGAGCGTACTCTTTTGCAGCAGAGATGATGTACTCACCCAAGATTTAATGACTCTTGTCTGTCTTTCTTTTTAAACTGAGAAGGAAGTTCTCCTTCTGCTTGCTTTCTCTTAACCTCTTTGATTTGTAGGTGCTTAACATATGACTTGGTTTCTGCTGATGGCATGACTGCTTTGTAGTCTCCTTTTGGAGGCCATTCACCAAACCTTTGCTTGTACTTATAAGCTGACCAGCCAGGCTTGTACCCTTTAATTTCTCCCATCCCGATCAGCTCTTCATAGAAGACCTTTCTGAAGTCTGGAGCATATTTCTCTTTAGCCTCAATTACCCTAGTCTTCTTGTTAACTAATCCTAATTGAGAATCTAAGAATGCAACGTATTCAGATTTAGTTTGATGTATCTTACCACAGGTAGGACATATGTTTGATCCAGAGTATGTTCGGAAGCAGCCTTCACAAACAATAACAGAGTCTTCTTTAGTTCTTTCCTTGCGTTCAGCTCTCTTTCTTAGGATACCAGTACCTAAGTCCCATTTATGTTCATCGTCAACAAATCCGTTAATATAAACAGCGCCTGAATGATCAATTACCATTGCATTTTGTTTGCTTTTATGGGGTCTAAGAACCCTGCCAACCATTTGAATATATAGTCCAAGTGATTTAGTTGGTCTTGCAAGTACGCAAACTTCAGCGCAAGGAGAGTCAAACCCCTCTGTTAGAACCATACAGTTACAAAGTACAGTTATCTTTCCAGAGTTAAAGTCCTTTAGGGTTTGCTCTCTTTCTTCGTTCTCAGTTCCACCGTCTAAATGTCCAGCTTTGATTCCATTAGACTTGAACGCTTCCATTATGTTCTGAGAATGTTTAACTCCTGATGCAAAGATTAATGTTTGTTTGTCTTTAGCTAGGTGTTTCCAGGTTGAGACTATATCTCCCACTAGCTTAGGTTGATCCATTCTATCGTTCAATGATTTGGAATTAAAGTCTCCACCAATTACTCCGATTCCTTTTAGGTCTGGGACGCTTGGTGAGTAATATTTAACATCTACCAGAGAACCAAGTTTGGTTAACTCTTTAATGCTAGGAGCTGACACCATGTGTTCATATACACTTCCCAAGCCTTCTCCGTTACCTCTAACTGGGGTTGCGGTTAATCCGATTAGTAAACTGTTTTTGTATAAGCTTATTATCTTTAAGTAGGTGTTTGAAAGAGACCTGTGGCATTCATCAATAAAGATTACATCTGCCTTAGGTAGATCCATCTTCTTAGCATTGATAGCCCTTGCTCTTAAAGTATCTACTGAGGCAATCTGGACATCACAAGTCTTATCAGATCTATGATTAGCCATTATGATTCCGTGTCGTATATCAGATTGCGTTAGCTTATCTGAGGCTTGTGTTATGAGTTCTCTTCTGTGTGCCAGAAAGAGAACTCTTAGGTTGTTCTTAACAAAGTATTTAACTAGTGCAGCTGCCATTACTGTCTTTCCTGCGCCTGTAGCTGCCTGTAGTATCACTTTCTTCTTTCCTTGTCTGTGTGACCTAACTAGTTCGTTTAGAACATCCTTTTGGTATTGTCTTAATATGAAGCTCATCTGAATGTGTTATATAGAGAGACCCCAACAAAGATAGCGAAGTATAGTATAAGAAATAGTTCCATGTTGTTTTCCTTTAATTGTTTAGTTTAATTAGGGTTGCATTGTAAGTACGAAGTGCAACATCTTCGGAGCAGTTTAGACAGCGAACTTACTTAACTGTATCTTTTCCTATAACTAGGGATCAGAAAGGGATATGTTCCTCTTCTTCTACGCCTGCTGTTACTTCTGCTAGGTCTACTTTCTGTTGTTCTTTGAATTCGAAGTTTGGTGTGAAACTGTCACCTTCTGATTCATATTCAACAAGTTCTAGAATCTGTATAGCTTCAAGGTCTGCCGTCTTTCCTGGCTGTCCTTCGTATGTCCAATCTCTTACAGAACATTGGACATTACAGACTGAGCCGTTACCGATTAGACCTGTATATGGGTTGCCGTAAGTATCTACAACAATGACAGGTTTCTTAGGTCCTCCTTTTCTTCCGAATGTGGCAGACTTACTTACAGCAATGGTCTTTAATCCATCTTCAAGCTTAAGATCTCCTTCTCCATCTCTACGGAACTTGTTCATCTTCAGAGCTTTAAATGCTTCTGAAGTTTTGTCATCTAGGCCAATAACCATGTTCCAAGTAAATGGCTTAGTACCATTGTCTCTAAATGGTGCTTCTGGGTTGGCTGGGTCTACTTTAGCCCAGAATACTTTCACGTTACTAAAATTATATGTTTCTTTAGACATATTTGTTCTCCTTTGGGTTCGAGCTTAATTGCTCTATAAGGACACAATAGGAATTTCGTATACTGCGTAAGGGATAAACCCTTTAACAGAAGAAATACTTTGAGTCCTTTATTTGTTCTAAATCTAGACTTCCAGACTTAGGTTCTAACACATCGAACTTATCATCCATCCCAATGAACTGTGATTTCATATCTTTAAAGACATCACAGTTGTATATTGAAATGAATACAGACTTAGTTATCTCAAGCAATTGATCAACATCGTCCGCATGGACAGAGAAGCTATCGTGGATTGCCCCAAATGAGGTAATTCCTTCTTCATGTAGTTGATTAATTACTAAAGACATATGTGCCGCATCCATTGAATGAACATAGTTGGGACTAATCCCAGATGTTATTTCATGAACAGAAGGCACGTCTGTTATCTCTCGATAGATAATATCGATTCGTTTCTTACAGAAGCTGACAACTGCCCTCTTCTTCTTAGTTGACCATTTCTCAGCAACAACTTCAAACCCACTTGGGGTCTCCCATTGTGCTGATTTATAGCCAAGTTCTTTAATCCTATATTTCATTAATGCCTGTAAGTAGTTCTTTACAGCTACTGGTCCAGAGCATAACGAGTTATAGGTTGAAACTAAATCCTTAGCAAGTTTATTAGCTACTGATCTAGTTATATTGTATTTAGCAGTCATTCCTGCGTCATAACAATCTGTGTAAATGATGTTTGATATACACCTAACCCCTGCATCATAAGCTTTGGTCATAGTCCCTCTCTTACTTATTCCTTTACGAATTAACTTCATTGGAATCTTAGCAAGGATTTCTCCAAGGTCATTGTCTATGTTTGAGTTTATGATTCCCTTAGCAACCACGATATAGAAATCAATCGGTTTCTCTTGGGGTATTAATCCAACCATAGCTCCAGCAATCTCATCCTTACTCATAGCGGCTAAGTGTTGGGTTCCGTTTACTGAGCCGTCAATAGCGATAGGTATTTGAGAATAGTAGTCACCATCCTCTGCTAAGTATTGGACAACCTCAAAGCACAATGACAAGAATACCCAAGGCTTCTCAGCGCTCATCCAAGCCTCTTTGTCTTCTATTGGATCTAACGCTATACTTAAGAACATATCAAGATTATATTCAGACCAGTTAATCCTGTCTTGCAACGTCATCTTGTCTACAGACATATCAGGAATACCATCTTCCTCTAAGTCTTTAATGTAGTCAGACTCTATCCAATTAGCCTCTTTTAATTGGTTTATTGTGTAGGACTGGTTATAACTGTTTGCTATGTGAATAAGAAGATGTTTGTATCCCTTGTCTGTCATTACTTTCTTTTCTGCAAACATTAGATGCCCCCTTGCAAGGTCTGATGATTGATAAGAGAAATACGGATCACGAGCATACATCCTTCCCCTGAAATCAAGAAAGCTTGCAAGATAGAACTTATATCCTATCCATCCAGGAGCTTCTTTAGTTCCGTGAATAGTATTAAGGATAAACTCATCTCTGTTTGATTTAGACTGGGTTCTTAAGCATAATTGCTTAGCCTGCCATTGTCTGTTCTTCTTTTCATAGATTTCAGCGCATTTAGATATTTGCTTTGTAATCTCCTTTAATCGTTTCTTGTCAGATTTAACCTTTTTAGCTTGTTTTTCCAGCTTAACCATTTGAAGCTCTATAACTTTTACTTGAGATGAGTTGCCTAAGTGAGGCTCAAACAAGATATCGTTGTGGTACAGATCAACATCTTTGTATTCTTTGTTCTCATGTTCTCTCTTAATATCACGAGCCTCAAATTGCACGTCAGAACCATCTTTATCTCTTAGCCTGATGCTACTATCAATTAACAAAGAAGTAAGCGTATTGGATATCTCAGCTACCTTAGGATTGACTTCCCATCTAACTTGTTCTATGTTATTCACAGCTTTCAGATAAGGTTTAGACTTATCAACTTTAACAACGCCTTTAACAAGCCTATCTTCAACTCCAAGAACAACTCTCTTATTAGAATCCCATTTAGGGTACTTCCTAGCCGAGATGCCAATTCTTTCCTTGACTAAGAATTTAATCCCTTTAAATCTAGATCCTATTTCTATGTGGTAAGGTTGGAACCTGACTTTGACCTTCTTATCTTTTTCTATTAGCTGCTCATAAGACATATACTCTTCTCTATGTAAGGTTATATAACCATTGTCAATCAATGCTTCTATGATTAAAGAACCTAACTGTATTGCTCTGTTTGTTTGAATCTTGTTTATGTCAAGAGTTTTAGCGGTTATTTCTCCTATCTTAACTAGAGAATTGGTTAATGGAACTTCCCCTTCATGTTTACAGAATGAGTAGGTTAAGAAGTTAAATGCATCGGCTACTATTGAGTAACTTCTAAAGTCATCTCTTAAGCATTTAGCATCTCTAAAGATTTGTACAGCAACTCTTTTGTTGTTTTTATAATCAGTTACAATTTCCTCAATAGCCCACACTATCTCTTGTATCTTGAAATCCATGTTTTCCCCTTAATTGTTCATTTCAATTCTTACATGCTCGCTCTTTTTCTTTATAGTCATACTAGACATTAGTACATCATTCTGATCTTGACCTATCTTGTCTGGAACAAATACCCATGCTTCTATTCCCTTAATCATAAGCCTTCTTCCTAGTTTGTATGCTGCTGCTTGACCTGTGTAGTTGCGATCATTATCAGCATATATCCAGACTTGTGTTATCCCTTCTGGAGGTACGAAGTTTTCTAAACAATTAGCATTCATTGCTGCAAATGCAGGCAGTCCTGAGTCGATATGGGCAGCGTATGCAGATTCAATACCCTCAGCTATACATATCTTCTCATCGAAGTCAGTGTGTAACCTAATAGCCGCACCTGATATAGTTCCTTTTGGAGTCATTATCTTTCTAGCAGGGTCTATATCTGCCTTTTTCCCATCTTTAGTATAAGTAAGATGATAAGATACGCCAACACCTTTCCAGTCTTGAATTAAAGCAACCAGTACCTCATACTCTCCTTGGCTTTTCATGTTTTTGTAGAACTTAAGGTTTGCTTGTTTTAGTCCGTCTGGGTAGGTTGTAAATCCTCTGGAATCTAAGTATTTAGTAACTGATGTATGTCCCCCTAAATTCCTAGCTTTCTTTGCTACAGACTTTAATGCGGGAACAGGATTGAACTTAGGGTTGTCAACTGGCATTCCTCCAGTTATTCCCAAGACTCCTTTGATTTGTTTAGCTGCAGTGGCGAAGTTAATATCAAAGTACTTCTGTACAAGACCCCAACCATCTCCATTACCACAACCTCTACATAAGTATAGGCCGTCATTGTTATAGTCTGTGAATCTGTATCTGTCTTTGCCACCGCACAACGGACATGGCCCGTTCTTGCCTTCTAAGAAGTTCTTAGGAAGTCCGAGTTCTTTTAAGACTTGAAACCACTTTCCTTTAACTTCTTCAGTTACATCTGTTTTCATGTTTTCTCCCAAGTAGTTGATAATTTTAACATTAGTGTTTTAGGTATGTGATGTTTTTGATAGAAGGATTCCAACATTTAGTACAGCCCTTACATTGTCCGTTAGTTTCAAATGCCCTACAAGTTGCCTTGTCTGGATTTGTTGTAACAGTTGATGTGTGAGCGTACTTAGGTGGTTTCCCATTAATCATAGAGCCGCTCAATCTTATCAAGAGATTCTTAGGCACATCACCTTTGAAGTTCTTAATTAAGACTGATTCCTTGGTAGGAAGCCAATGGTTAATCTTTGGAGTTTGTCTAGCCACTTCGATAATCTTCTCAAGGTGCTCTTTACTTTGCAAGTCACCACTGTCGAAATGTCTGAACAAACCCGATTGGGTTATCCTCTTCTTATGATTTAAGATAAACACCCAAGCCTTTACCCAACTGTTGTCGGATATCAACTTGGTTCTGCGTTGCAGTGCTTTCTTGACGTTTGAAAATCTGTAGTTACCTTTTCTGGCATAGCAGTCAAAGCATACAGACCCTGGTATGAGAGCTAGTCTTGATCCTGTCTTGCAGTCAAATGCTGACAGATTACTACTGCAGGTGTCCAGTTTAGATGTTTTAGCCACACCTCCAGTAATCTCTTGTGCTCTTTTGAGGGTTGTTATTTCTATATTCATGTTATTCATATTGTCTCTCGTTATTTATAGTGATGTATAATGGCAACTGATGGATCGCTACTCACTTCTCCCAAGAAGTACTACTCTCCTCAAGGAATAGATGCGATTCATCACCTCATTATTGTTTAGCATGTGAAGCTACTTCATCATCAGGAACATTTTCATGTACAGCAGACCAATCAGACCAGAATAGGTAATCTTCGTCACTGTCCTTCTGTATTTCATCAAAGACAACATAATCATTGTTTAAATTGTCTCTGACATACATTCCTGTGACGCATATTTCATCACACATATACCATTCACCGTCTTCTGTCATAAAACCGTTGTCTATCGGTACGCCACAATGGCTGCAATTATGTATCATTATTTTCCTTCTTCATAACTTCTGTTCTAGCAACACACATATACCATTCACCGTCTTCTCTAAGAACGATGTAGCCAGTGTCTGACGATACTTCTAATGCATCACAAACATCTTGCCACACAGCCTTACTTCTGAAATCTTCTTGATATAGTTCTAAGTAGTTCATATTTACTTCTTTGTTTATAGGTTTGATACGATAATCAGCGCTAGTATCATCAAAGTCTGAAAAAGACTCAACGACATACCACCGCGCATTAAAACGATACTCAACCTCTAGTCCATCCATATAAGCATTTACATATGCTTTTAGTTCTTCAGTCATCTTTATTCTCCTTTAGTATCTTCTTAGCCAACATATCAACAACCTCAGTTAGTTCATCACTCAGGTAGTCATCTAATTCCATAACGACCTTACCTTCAATGCGTGACAAACAAAGTAACACTCTCATAATCTCTGATTTATTCATCTTCATTCTCCTGATTAGTTACGTGCTTTTCATACGTGCTTTTCAAGCAGCCCAAATAGTCAAAGTCATCGGGAGTTATCATTAACTCTTTCATTGCTTTCATCTCAAGCGTTAGTCTAGTAACAGTATCATCTAAGCGTTCTACGTGTTTTATTAATTGTTTCCAAGGCTTTTCATCATTCATAGGCATCGGCATCTCATATTTAGTTGGCTCGCTTAACTTGTGTTTACTCATTTTCTATTCTCCTGTGTTAATACTTTCATTCCAGTCTTCTCAATCTTACAATGATAATCATTGATGTATTCTTGAGCTTCTTCCCTTGTTGTGAAGTCCATTGCAAGGTAACCACCTAGCATTGAACTATATACATGGTACTTAGTCATACCATCTCTCCTTTTTAATATTACCACTTGCTGTTAATAAACCCTCGAAGCAGCCTGTGTATGTATCAAACAAAAAGGTTACGTTGATGTACTTAACGTTATCAGGGTAGTTATCCATAGGTTGTCCGCTATCATCTGCCTGTACTGTGAGTGCGATGTACTCTGAATCAGCTTCCATTGTGATTGCCCTTTTGTAATGAGGTATTAAGATACTCGACATTACAGTTAAATCATTTTCCATACTCATATCATCTCTCCCTAGTTAATTGGTTAATTTGACACGGATAACCGCTGTCATCTTGGTACATGTCACAGAACGCTTGTGCATCAATCCAATCCATTGGCTGATCACTTACTACCAACCCAGACTGCATCTCCGCCACCTCGAACATATCTTCTTTAAGACCGTAACTCTTTGGTTCTTTAATCATCTTATTTCTCCTTTGCTCTGTCTATTTGTGTTACTCCTTCATACGCTTCTAAATCAGCAATCGCTTCACTTACCATATCCTGTACATAATACATATCAATCATTCCCTCGCTACTGCCCTCCATCATACCGACAGCCCAATTCCACTGCTCCTCGGTATCAACTTCTGCTTGAAATTTATCAACCCAATCAATCATTAGTTCATCATCGGGTTCGTATGTTTTCTGTAGTAGTTCAATTACTTTAGATACTTGCATCTTCATTCTCCATCACTGTATAGTTTGCAATTTTACGTAACCTAAACCTAAGGGCTTTAACCTCAGCTTTTAGTTCCTCTGCGTCCTCTAACCTGTCACTCACTGAACCGTGCCAACCTTGTGCAATATTATCTACCTCACACTGTGAGTATCCGTGGTACTCTAGGTAGTTAGCAAATGAAGCGTTCTCCTCTGCTAGGTTTTCACATTGTATTTCTAAATCCTCGACTAATGTCGCTAGGCTTGCTTTATTGTTATTCATATTATTTCTCCTTTGTTCTGTCTATTTGAACGCTACATCAATCCATACATCCTCATAGTCATAACCTTTGTCTCTATATTCCATTAATATTTCATCGGCTGTATCTCTGTCTACGGGGTGTTTTGTAACTTCAGTTCCACCTATCCATACTGTATATTTCATATTATTTTCCTTTAATATTCAAATGTATCTAATGGTTGGTTGGCAGCACCATCGAGGTTAGCGTAGAAATCTTCTTCGCTCTCCCAAACAGTAACTAAACCCTCACCAATAATCAATACTCGTGAGTTATCATCTACTTGTATTAAGTAGTTACCTCCGCCCGTTTCAATTCGTTTAGTGTTCATAATGTAACTTCTTCAATCCTATTGTAAAAACTCTCAATTTCTTTATCTTCTGAGCCACCATCGTTAATTTCATCAATCATTAACTCATAAGCATCATTGATAGCTTCTTCCAAGTGTGGGTATTTACTGATAGCTTCAAAAGAATCAGACCTAACTTTTTGTAGATCATTCATATTATTTCTCCTTTAGTTCTATCCTTGTATCCTCATACCCATCAAGTATCCAATCATCAGCCACCTCTTGTGCTTCGTTTAATGATTCATACTCTCCTATTACTGAGCCACCTACCCACACTATATAGTTATATTCATTCATCTTCGTTCTCCTTTCTTTTAATTACTTTCATTAGATTAATACCTCCCAGTCAAGTTCATCACCATCTTCATCTAACTCGGTTATATACTGCCGCTCAGGTGAGCTATAATCACATTCACCTGCAGCTGAAGATTGGTAAGATTTCCAGTCTTCACCTTTGTTGTGTATTACATGAAGTACATCATATTTAATGTACCAACTCGTTACATTTCTCAGGTCAAAGTCAATCTCAAACCAAGTGGGTGCTACATATAGTGCTTCTACTTTATATTTCATGCTCAATTTCCTCTACTGTATATATCTCGCTTCCACCGTGAGTAGCTCGACAAGACCAAGTATCTTCGTATGCTTGACGCAACGCTATTTCCTTAGCTTGGTCTTCATCTGAGGCTTCTATTTCTGTCCTGTAAACATTGCTTACATCTACTTCTACTGTATATATATTCATACTTCCTCCTTTTCATTGCTGTAATGTCTATTTAGACAAACAAAGTTATCTTCATAATGCTTGATTACAGAGTTGTAAAGCACATATGCAGCAGTAGTTGCTGGTAGGCGTTCTTCTTCTGGCATAGCTCTAATTACCATATCTACATATTGCATTGCTTCTTCTACTGTGTCTCTTGTGGCGAACAAACCGCTTCTTTCTAGTTTCATGTTATTACTCCTTTGTTTCAATTGAATTCACATAATGGACACAACGAGGAACGAGGCCGTGTACATATGGAATTAATTGTTGTTTAGTTTACGAACGTCATCGCATCAAACTCATCTCTTATGGCGTGATTTGATTCAGTCCAATCCTCTATCTTTGCATTAGCATCTTGAAAGACATGCTTTGGCAGGGAATGAATATCAACCTTTGATACCCAGTCCTCTACTAGTTGTTTAGCTTCGTCTAAACTTGATGCTTCTACTCCTACCCAATCATGTAATTGGATTTCATATCTAACCTCGTACATCTTCTTCATCATTTCTCTCCTTCATTATTAAATACGCCATGCTTCCTCCGATGTCTCTTTGGCTACATTCTATTTCAAATGCATCATCGTAGTCTTCGCAGGCATTAGCTACATCTCTTAGGTCACTTGCATCTAAGAAGTCCCTTGCTAGGCTTATTAACTCTTGTTGATTAGTCATCTATCATCTCCACATAATCTCCAATTGCAATAACCTCAGTTTCCTTTAGGTATTTACTTGGATCTTGTTGGTATTGTTGTTGGGCTCTTCCTACTGCTTCAGATTCAGTTTCTGCTTCAACATAAATCATGATGCTGCTAAAGTCTACCGCTACTCCATATTCTTTCATGTTTCCTCCTTTAGTTTTAAGTACATAATCCTTGAGTCTTTTGTTGCTGACTTAGCTTCAATCAACCCTAAAGCCTTCATGTTTACTATTCCTCGCTTGATTGTAGATAACGATTGATATCTAAACATAGGATGTTCAACTATCTCACTAACATATGCCTTATCTCCTCTCCAGCCAATGTAGGCTAAGATTTGGAATTCAGTTCCAGTTAAGTTTCTAGTTTGACTATTCCCTTCTTGTGAAGCTTTAAGAAGTGTCATATACCTCCAAGCTATCTTTGCATTATCTTCATTCATGTTATTTCTCCTGTAGTACCTTTATTATTAATGATATCTCATGCTTTTCATCACTTCCAAGCCTGTCTGACCAACTTAGTAATGATGTAAGCTTTCTTATCGCTATATCCTTATTGATATTGATTCTCATTGCTGAGAGATGTTGATGTTTATCTTTCATCGTTTATTTCCTTATTGTTGTATTCAATAATGTGTACTAATTGATATGCCATCCAAAGAACAGCAATTCCTGCTATTAGCTCTACTATATCCATCATAACTCCTCCAACATCTTCTTAGCTTCTCGAACAGCTTCATTATGAGCCTTTCTGGCTTCTACCTTTCTTTCTACTTATTCCCAGTAGCCCTCCTTTGATTGAAAGTCTATGATTGCTTGTGCTTCGTCTGGAAACGCCTTGACTAATCGTCTTTGGTTTCCAGAATCGGCATGTGAAATACAGTCAGCTAGTTTAGCCATAAAACCTTCTAACCTCCTATATTGCCAATCCCATACAAACTGCTCACTTCTAGTTACTTCTGTCTTGCCATATGGCATCATATGCACTAATTTATTCATGATATTCCCTTCCTGTTATTGTTAATGTTGAGCAGTCAATGACATATGTGCCATTGTTGCCGTTGTTGTAGTCCATCTGACCTACAATTCCTACACCCAAGGACAAATTGCCCTCAATTTCATTGTTAATTACCCCAATCAACCTTGCCTTGGCGTATTCTGCATCTCCCATTCTGCCTTCCATTACTTTTCTAGTTTTCTTAAGGTAACCTTCAACTGAATCAGGTGATCCATTCCAATGTAAATAAATACCAACCGCACATTCACTGAATTTCTGTGTTGGTAGCTCTCTTAAACATAATACGGCTCTGTTTCCCATGTTATTTCTCCTTATTGTTATAGTTCTGCTGTGAAGTAGCAATCGCGTTCTGGATTATCTTCAAAGAACTTCTGAATCTTTCTGCCTAAACTAAGTCTTGCATACCATTCAAGTTGTCTTCTAATAGCGTCTGCGTTAATGACTTCATCATGCTTCTCTTTCCAGTATTTGATGATCATGTCATCGTTATAACCTCTGGTTTGCTTAAAGAATTGGTCTAGTCTTTCTTTCCAGTTTCCAAGCTCTTTGAGGCACTCTTTAATGCCTTCTTTCACATCTTCATCTTTACAGTCACTTGGTATGTGATACTCAATATAATTTGGTTCTGCTTCGGCAGCTCCAAAGAATTCCGCATCACTACTGTTCTGTACTCCAAACCAGAACTTGCCTTCGATGTCTCCTTGATAATATCTACCCATGTTATTTCTCCTTTTCTTGATTAACATACTCGTCCAATTGGTCGAATACTGATTGTTTAGAGCCTTTGTAACCGAACTCTTTCTTTACTTGGGCATAAACGCTTTGTTTAGAATGTTTCATACCCAATACCTCCATCCCTAGTGCTGCACGTAGCGCAATAAGCCTGAATAAGCTTGTATTTGTTGTTAGTGTTCCCATGTTATTACTCCTTAGAAGTAGTTATGCTTTTTACAATGTTTCATATAAGCTCCGTACTCTGCTTGAATATCATCATATGTAATCCCATGATGTGCCAAAGCGTCAACTACGTCATCAATCTGCATAGATATCTGTGATTCATAGTTAGCAAGTTCTCGCCAAATGATAGCTTCTTTACTATTATTTGATAAGTCTTGTTCAACAGACTTTTTGATGCTTTCATCAACATCTTCTATAAATTGAGTTGCATTCTTTTCAGGCAACACTAGGCCGCCTCCCATTGACATGTATTTGACATCTTTCTTCTGTTGCCTTTCAAGTTGCTCTTTACTAAAGGCGAAGAAGCCTTGGTGTTTATTAAGGATTTCATCTATATTTGCTCTCATGTTATTTCTCCTTTATTGTTATAAACCTTCATTGTCTCTTTCTCTGAGTTCAGTTTCCTTTTCAGAGAACTCTTTGTCTTCAGGTGTTGGTTTGTAATCACCTAAATTAAACTCCATCTTAGCTTCCTTTGAAATGTCTCCAATGTTGTCTCCCATGGAGTCCCATAAAAAGTCAATAAGATTAAGGGTAATGAAGTTATGAACATCTAAAATAGCATCTTCATCTTCCATTAGTTCTTGATCTAACCTCATGTGTTCATCTATATATCCTTTAAGAGCTCTAGGCATTACAGATTGAAACTTTCCGTATGTATTGTCTAGTTGATTTTGTAGCTGATTTATTAGTTCTTTACTTGCCATACATCACCGCCAGTCTTTGATCATTCAGATATCTAGTAGCATCTGAATGAAGGGTTTCGTAGTCTCTTAACTTATAAAGACTATCTATTACATCCGTTGGCAGACTATCAAAATGATCTACTTCTGGAAACCTATTAAGTATTTGCTTTTGTTGTTTGCTTAGTGTTCTTGCCATCTCTTACTCCTATTTCTATGTAAAGGTAAATTAAGAAAGCCAACCAAATGATTGATCCTCCTATTAATAATAGTGCTATTAACTGTGTTTCCATTAGTACTCTAGTCTTGAGACTATTTTGTCAATGGTTTTGTTTACAATGTCGTCTTTGGCATCGTCAAGTTGATCCTCTATTTCATTATAAACAATAGATTCAATCCTGCCTTGATCTGGCAAATCTAAAGACAGGATAGTTTCATCAATCATCTCTTGAATGATTAACTCTATTGATTTGTTATTAACATTCTCTATCTCACTTTTAAGCTCTTTAATAGTTGCTTTTAATTGATCTATTTGGTTATATTCTTCCATGTTATTACTCCTTTGTTATATTGTTAAAACGAACATGATAAAAGCCCAAACTAGAGCTAATACCGTTAAATAAGAGAGTTTGACGTTTCTATGAGCTGGGTTTAGACCAATTCTGAAACATCTCACACCCCATATGCTTAAAGATAAGATTAATCCAGTTAGGATTAAAACTATCGTTGAATGAAAAGTTATATATGTGTTTGTAAGATCCATTGTTTATTTCTCCTTTGTTGTCGATTTACTATCTAACCAGTCTAAGAACTTCCATATTGCTTCTTCTGAAGGCTCTAATTGTTGCGCCTGTTGCTCCATTTCATCTTGAGAAGGGCTTATATCCATTTCGATGTTATCCTCTTGCATTTCGAGATGTTTATCTGAAAAGTAACCCATGCTATTTCTCCAGTTCTTTAACAATAGTATCCCAAATCCAACATCTGAATTGAGATGGTTTGTATTGGAACTCTAAGTTGGTTTCTAACTCCTCTTGGAAGTCCCACATTAGCAACTGCATATCTGCATGATTGTTATGTAACCATTTAGTTACCTTTACTTGTATTGCTATTCTTGTTTCTACTTCATGCTTCTTCATTTTCATTCTCCTTAATGATGTATTTAGATGCGAAATCCAATACTTTTGATATCGATAAACGATGGTCAAGGTTTGTGATTTCTATTTCTATACCGTTTTCAATAAATTGACTAAAGTTGTATTCCTCTAGTTTAGATACTGCACATAATTCAAATACTTCTATTGATTCTTCATGGTTGTTTGTATGAATTGTTATTAACATATTATTACTCCTTTAATTGGTTTAGCAGTATCCTTAATAGACACTGCTATTGATTGAGATTAGAACGGTTGATCTATCATGTGTTGTGGAATCTGAGGCTGTTCTTGTTGTGCAGGAGCTTTGTCCAGCATTTGAAGAACACCTTGGTAACCTGCTACAACAACTTCAGTCACATATTGTGTAATGTTGTCTTTGTTAACGAAGCTACGATGGTTTAATTTACCCTCAATGTATACTTTAGAGCCTTTCTTTAGATACTTAGCAGCAATATCAGAAACCTTACCTCTGAACACTACTCTATGTATTTGATTAGACTCTACTTTGTTACCATTCTGGTCTTTGTAAGACTCATCTGTATAGATATTTACATTGGTTAATGAACCGCCATCTTGAAATGTTTTAGTTTCTGGATTAGCGCCTAAGTTACCTACAATTGTTACTTTATTGATTGACATGATTATGTCTCCTAATTATTATAGTAATGCACACACTGTCGAGGCTGTCCTCTCTTGGTACACATTACGAGTTATAAAGATGAAGCGAGATTGCTTCGTAATACACACTGGTTTAGACAATGTATATTAAGAAGAAATTAGGTAGTTTAGGTGGTGTATTGTCTTACCTAGGACAATGTATGGTTTAACAAGTACAATTGTTACTGTACTTATGGAAGTCTTTACCAGCATATTGAAGCTGTTCTTCGACTAATGGCATTATGTCTTTGTTAACATATGTTATGTAATAGTCGTTATTGTTGTTATCAACATCATTGATTTCACATTTAAAACACCATGTGTCATCGTTCCAAATAGCAATTGTTTCCATATTATTACTCCTGTTATTAAATAAGTAAGCAGTTTGGGAATGTCTTTCAATTCAGTCTTGCTTAGGACTATGGAACAGTCTGCGTGCTCTGATAAATCAGTAGCTATGTCATTTGTGTGACAGAGGCAGTTCCCGAACTAGAATTAACATTAAAGATTCACATAATGGACACAAATGAGTTCGCTCTTTAACTCATGACGTGTACATAGGTTGTCATTAGCCTATATTCTCTTTAGATTCCACGTACTTAACCAGAGCTTGATCAGTATCTATATCATCATCGAAGCGTATGTCTTCAATGTTTTCTAGATAATCATGCATCTCTAACCTTTCCTTCTCAATGTCTCTTTCTGGAATCACACCATCAACCGCTATGTCAAATGCCTCCCACCATAGCTCGGCACTTATGCCCATAGACATAAAGGTTAACTGAAGCCCATCCATAAACACACTCCACTCCTTGTATTCATTTAAAGTATCAGGCTTAACTTCATGTTGTTGTTCTAGTATCTCATGGATACTTCTTGCAAGTTCTATTGCATTCATATGACCTCCTTGGTCGTTATTATTATTGGTGTTATTGGTATAGTTATCCACAGGTTTTAAACAGTTGTGGATAACTCCGCAATCCCTTACGTAGTATACGAAATTCCTATTGTGTCCTTATAGAGGGAATTACCCTCTCTGATTATATTGGACAATGACGAGCTGAGATGGGCACAGCTTCGAGTCTCTAATGCCCGCATTAAGACACATAGATGAACCATAGATGTACATGGATGATTCTTGGAGAGGATAACAGTAACTAAGTAGATTTCGATTACGACCCACATAAGACTCAGTAATGAGTTAAGTGAAACGATAGAGGGAAAGTATAGAGTCTGTGAAGATTCAATACAGTCTACTTAGTTACTGATATGCTTTCTGATTCGAGTCTTGTTTAGGTAATCGTAACTGTACTTGGTAATGGCTCAGTAATGAACATTGATGATGCATAGTGTCATATCAAATGTGTTCAATGATGCCATCAAATGTGTTCAATGATGCCACGTAGATGTAGTACATAGATGCCATCAAATGTGTTCAATGATGCTATCAAATGTGTGGCACATAGATGCCATCAAATGTGTTGCAAATGTGTTCAATGATGTCATCAAATGTGTTGCAAATGTGTTGCACATACACTAATACCCCATAGAAACACTCAAGTACCATGTAAGGACAGTGTAGGAACGACTATCCTGCTATAAATTCCTATTGTGTCCTTATAGAGGACAGTATTGCACCCTCTAAGCTCCGTAATTGTGTCTTAAAGGCACGATTACTACCTCAGTGATACCTAAGGTAGGGTCAAGGCTTATAACGCCTCTAATCGCTTGCTATTTCAAGGTGGACATTACTGTCATCCCAAGAGATAACAAAGCCGAACCTATCTGATTCTAGCATGTACACACCTGTGTCCAGCCTAGACCACCACTTAGACAGCTGAACGTGCTCTACTAAAGCTCGCATTAACTTACGATGCTTACTTACATTCAAGTCTACCTCGATAGACCCAGATTGCTTACGCTTTCTGATTATCTTGCCGATAGCCTGTTGTGCTAGGTTGCCTCTAGTAGGCTCGATATGATACTTAAGTCCACCTACGTGAACGATTGTTGAATTGATATCCATGTTATTACTCCTATGTTGTTATAAATGAATCGAGAATGATTCACATAGTGGACACAAGAGCTTGCTCGCCGTGTACACAGAAGCCCTAGAGAGTTAAGGGGGTGTCAAAGTATATCGGGGGGTGGTTGTAATATATAATACCCATAGACGATGTACAGATAAGATTTCAAATATGACCCATAGACGATGTACAGATAAGATTTCAAATATGACAAAACAAGGAGATTTATATGCCAAGAAAGAAGGCTACGTTAGAGGCTAAGATTAAAGCTAGAAAGGATGGTGGAGAAAGACTGAAAGAGGCTGGGAAAGCTTATAGGTTCAAGCCAGGGGTCTCTGGAAATCCTACAGGAAAGGGAAAGAAGGGAAGTAAAAACAAACATGTAAGCATCCCTTCAATTGAAGAGGCTATGAAGGATATGGTGCTGATAGATGGTAATATCCCAGCATCTGTTAGGCTTATGATGTTAATGGAAAGGAATATGGCGCAGAATACGCCCACTGGCGATAAGATGGCTCTGGAATGTATTAAAGAGATTAATAAGTACACTGAAGCAACTAAGGATGCTAAGGAAGTGAATAAGAACGATGTAGAGGATTTATCGAATAAAGAAATTAAGGAAAGACTGTTTAAGATTGTTAACGACTAAGGAGGTTCAAGATGCAAAAGCTGATTGATTTGATGAAAGATATCATTGCATTGTTTAAGAAAGACACTACAAAGAAGAGTACAAAGAAGAGGGGCCCTGGAAGACATAAAGGCTCTAAGAACAAGAAATAATGAATCCTAATAAAGAAGCTGCTCAGTTATTGGCTGAATTAGAGAAGCGTAAGGTGTGGAAAAGATGGAAGAGAGAACCAAGGGCTTTTATTGAAGAAGCTTTAATGATCTATCCTAAGGATGCTGACAAAGGTCTTATCCATCTGACAGTTAACAAGGCTCAAGAGGTTGTTGTTGATGAGTATATTAAGCAGATGAAAGAAATCGGATATGTCCGAATGATCATCAGTAAGTACAGACAGGCAGGGTTCTCAACTATATCAAGTGCTTTGATCTTTCATAGAACTCTCTTTTTTAAGAATACGAGAGCTGTAATTATTTCGTTAGATAAGCCTACGACTGAGAGTATCTTTAGTATGAGTAAGACATTCTGGGAGAATCTTCCTGAGAATGTTAGGCCAGAGTTAGGGGTATCGAATAAGAGGGAAATGGTCTTCAAGGAGAACGATTCCAAATTTAGATTGTTCACAGCTGGAGCAGATAACCCAGGACGAGGCACTACTAATACTGCGTTACTTTGTGATGAAACTGCTTTCTTCCAGAATGCTGATAAGGTTATGGCTGGACTATTCCAGTCTGTAGCGCTCACTAAAGGTAGTATTATTATCATTAATAGTACATCTAACGGTGCTCAAGGTGTTTATTATGATTTGTGGAATAAGGCAGAGAAAGGGGAAGGTAACTTTACGCCTTTGTTTGTGCCTTGGCATCTACAAGATGAGTATAGGCTTAAGTGTCCCGATAATATCGAATTAACTCCCGATGAGGGCAGGTTAAAGGAAAGATGGGCACTAGATAACGAGCAGATCTTTTGGAGAAGGATTAAGGTTGCAGAGACATCCACAGCGATGTTTAAGCAGGAGTATCCTTTTACAGCTGAAGAAAGCTTCTTACAAAGTGGTAGTTCTGTATTCAGTAAAGAAACTTTGGACAAGTACATTACCATAACCCCAGAGAGCATAAGAGAATATAATGACGACTATTCTGCGTTTGACGAGTCTAATGAAGGAAGTTTATCCATTTGGCAGGCTCCGCAAAAGAACTCAAAGTATTTAATCGGGGCAGATGTCGCTTTAGGTGTAAAGGGCGATTACTCGGTAGCAACAGTAATGAACTCGGAAAGGGAGGTTGTGGCTATTTACAGAAGCAATATTACTGACCCTGTTAGATTTGGAAAGATTTTGTTTTACTTAGGTAGATGGTATAACAACGGATTGATTTGCCCAGAGGCAAACTCAATTGGCATTGCAACAGTACAGCAACTATTTGGCATGAATTATCCAAATCTGTATCAGCAAAGAAAGACTGCTAACACAGCCTCAGATAGTATTAACCATTTAGGTTTTAAGACAACAACAGCAACAAGAGCCCCAATTATTTCTAATTTAAGAAGAATGATTGAGGATGAGGATATAGCGATTCCTAGTAGTTTGATAATAGAAGAATTAAGAAACTTCATTATTACTCCAAGTGGAAAAGCAGAGGCCTCAGTAGGACATCATGATGACATGGTGATGAGTTTAGCAATTACTTGTGAGGCTTATCGTACACATGGTCATTCATTAACTAACCAAACCTTTAGTTGGGGAGAGATTAATTCTCAGTACCAAGCCCCAGATACTAAGTGGTTATAAGCGAGAGAGCGAATGAGCAAACATAAGATAGAGAAAGTAGATGATGACATGTTGATCGATTCGATTGACAGAAATATCCGTAATACCACAGGTGGTTATACAGGGTCTTCAGATGCTGCAAAGAGAAGAGAGAATTCAATTTATGAAATGAGTTTAGAAGCTAAAGGAGACTTATCTCCCCAAGGCGTGTCTAAGATTGTTTCTTCAGATTCTGCAGAGATTGCAGAGGGTTACACCGCGCTGTTAACTAAGTTACTACTTGATAACAATAAGTTAGCATTATTCACACCGTATAGCAACGAAGTGGCCTCTATAAAGGCCTCCCAGGTTGCATCGGATGTAGTGAACTACTGCCTATTCAATTCTAATCCTAATGGCTGGACTAAGCTTGAAACATGGATTAAGTCTGCAGTTGTATTTGGGAACAGTGCGCTAACCTGGGGATGGGAAGAAAGATTTGACTACGAAGTTGAAGAGTACGATACCATTCAACAAGAAGCGCTAGATCAAATCTTGTCTGATACAGATGTAGAGATTGTTGGAGATCTTAACATCCAAGAGAGCGAATTTATCAACCTAGAGTTAGGGGATACCGTTGTCTATGAAGATGTTAGATTAAGACGAAAGATTGACAAATCTGGAGTTAAGGTAACGAACATACCTCCTGAATCATTTATGATTGATAAGGCAGCAGATACAGTTGCTGAGGCTAAGTTTGTTGGTTTAGTAACCGACATGACCCATTCTGAGATTAGAATTAACTGGCCAGACTTTACTGGAGACCTTTCTGAGATGGGGGAAGAGGCTTCTTTCAGAGATTCTGAATGGTCTCTTGAGTCTTATGCTCGTAAGCAATCAGCAGGTATCGATAACTGGAGTAATGTAGATGATGCGGAAGATGAGGCAAATATCTCTATTACTGTGGTTGAATGTTGGATTCGTTCTGATCGTGACGGTGATGGTATTGCTGAATTAAAGCATGTCATTAAAGCTGGAAACACGATTCTAGAAGAAGAAGACGCTTCCTATATTCCGATTGCAATATTGAATCCAATTGAGATTCCTCATGAATTCTACGGGTTGTCATTATTAGATATGGCTCGCCCACAGACGCAAGCTACTACAGCTGTTATGCGTGGCTTCGTAGAGAATGTTTATTTTGGTAATTACGGCAGAACGCTAGCCGATCCTAATGTAGTAGACTTTGCCGCTTTACAGAACCCATTACCTAAGCAAATTATTGCTACTAACGGTTCTCCTGCGAATGCTATACAACAGATTACTCCTGAGCAAATAAGCCCAGGAACAGCTGGAATGCTTGAGTTCTTAGGTTTGCAAAAAGAGCAATCAACAGGGCTTACTAAAACTGCAATGGGATTAAATGATACATTGTTTGTTTCTGGCAACTCTGAGCAGAAGATGGCTGGCGCTCAGAACGCTGCTCAAATTCGTGTTGAACACATTGCTAGAAGATTTGTTGAAAGCGGTATTAAGGATTTATGTCGTGGAGTCTTGAAAGAGATGAAGTCGAATTTAAAGAATCCTATGAGATACAAGACAGACAAAGGTTATGCTTCATTATCTGCTGATGATTTACAGACCATGCCTTCAAATATGGATCTTGAGATACAAGCTAACCTTGGGGAGAATTCAAATCAGAACACTGGTATGAAATTGAATGAAATAGCTCAATTACTTCCTATGATGGCCCAAGATCCTGAGGCAGCTGCATATATAAATCCAATGGCTGCATTTAATCTTGCAACTGATATTGTGGCAAACATGGGTCTAGATCCTACTAGATACTTAATAGATCCTGCTGATGAAGCTGCTCAACAACAGATACAGCAGAAGCAACAAGAGGCAAATGATCTTTCTGAGAAAGCTAAGCAGATAGAGTTGGCTAAGGCAGAGCTTGATACTAAGACAGCTTCTGCTAATATTAGTTACTTGAAGGCTGAGATTGACAATAAGAAGATTGATAATAAGCGTCAGTTACTCACAGCACAAGATGAATCAAATCGTAAGTGGGCTGAGGTCTCTGTTAAAGCTCAAGGAACTGAAGGGGCACAAGTGCCTAGACAAGTTCCTGTTGACTTTGAAAGCCTTTATCAGGATACTGAAGAGCAAGAGAAAGAAGCAGCAGAGATACAACAGCAAGGTGAGCAATTAGCCCAAGCTGCTATAGAAAACCCTGAGCAAGCTATGCAGATGGCAGAGCAAATGGGTATGGATCCATCAGCAATGATGGGTGGACAACAACAATAGATGAGAGATAGATGACACAAAAATACAATAGACAGCAGGGTTATAAGAAAGACCCTGATGGAAAACCAAAAAAGGTATCGGTTTATGATGATGCACAAAGGACCTTGACTAAAGGCTACCAATGTGATGAAATAAAAGATACTATGACTATGGTGACTGAGGATATTCTCAATCAACTGTTTACACAGTGGCTAGAAACTAAGCACTTTGAAACAGAATCGAGAGAGTTTCTCTATAAGTTAGCAATTAGTCAAGGAGCAGTGATGAAGAACATCGAGCGCTCAATTACTGCTAAAAATAACAAAGCTCGTGAAAAGGATGATGAATGATGAATGATGTAGAGGGAAAAGCTCTAGCTAGAATTGAATCTAGCATAAAGATGACATTAAGTACGATTGCTTTAGGGCGTGGGCTAGGTGCTCAAGCTTCTGAGTTTAACAACTTAATTAAAGCTAAAGAAAACATTCTTGCAATGCAAAGGCTTAATGCTAAAGCAAAACCAGCGAAGAAAGAGGTTACGCAAGAAGGTTCAGTTACATGTGAGCATTGTGGTCAAACAGGGTTAACAAAGTTAACTTATGGTAGATGGCACGGTGATAAATGTAAAGGCAAGAAATAAGAGGTTCTATTTAAGAACTATTTGATGATTGATTGAGAGGGTTTAAATAGACCCTCCTATAATAGGAGACTATATGTCAGAACAAAAAAGCGAAGCTACCTTTAGTAATGGAGATGAGTCGCAAGTTTCAGACTTTGACTTTGATGCTTTGGCGGATGAGGTTCTCGGTACAGATGAGATCGCTACCCAAGAAAGTAATGAAGACACAGAAGAACTCACAGACGATGATCCCATCGTTGACGAGGACGCTGAAGAAGTTGATGAAGTAGAGGAAGATAGTGAAGAGGAAGAAGCTGAGGATGAGGATGAGTCTACGGACGCTACCCAAGATGACGATGCAGATGATTCGGAAGAAGGTGAAGAAGGTGAAATCGATATGGACTTTGCAGTCCCAGTTAAGATTGATGGGGAAGAAAGCAATGTCACTATGGAAGAGCTTGTCGCTAATTATCAGACTAAACAACATCAGTCGAAGAAAGGGGATGAACTTGCGAAACAGGCAAAAGAGTTAGATGCTTATAAAGCAGACGCTCAGGTATTTGCTAAAATAAATGCACAGTTACTACAAGATCAAGATGACAAAGACAAGCGAATCTTATCAAACCTTGAAAAGAAGGTTGATGAAGCTTACGCTGAAGATGACTTTGAAGCTAGTAAACTAGAAAGACAGTTTAATAAGGCGACAAAGGAATATTCTCAACGTAAAACTAACAGAGATTCAATGTTGGAAAATATGGGACGAAAGGTTCAAGAAGAGCAAGTGGGGCAATTCAACAAACAAGTTGAAGCATTCCATGCTGCAATTCCTGAGTATGTTCCAGATTGGTCAAACGATGTGGCACAAGCTAACAGAGAGTTCGCCTTAAAAGGTGGACTACCTGAACATCTTGTTGACTCAATGGTAGATCCTGCAGTAGTTGCATTTGTGGACAAATTCCGAAGATTAGCTGAAACTACTTCTAAGGGGGCTGTTAAACGAAAGAAAGCCCCAGTTAAAAGAGTCTCAACTAAAAAGCCTGTTTCTAAAACAACTAAAAAAGAAAACAGAGTTGATCAGTCTAGACAAAGAGTTAGTAAAGGCAAAGGAACAGAGAACGATTCAAAAGTTCTCTTTGATAATGTTATTGACAATATGTTTGGCTAGTCAGCCTGTCTAATATAAGGATAGCAAAATGGCTACTAAATTTGGTACTTCAACCATAACGGGCAGTTTTACTGCTCAGGGTTCTCAGAAAGAGGACCTAGCAAACTACATCTCTAATATATCTAGAGATATGACTCCATTCATGTCTTCAATCGGTAAGAACAAAGCTTCTGCGATTACTCATGAATGGTCAACTGACACTTTAGCTGCTGCTGCATTGCAAGCTGCAGTTGAAGGTTCAAGCTTCGCAGAATCTGCCGGTCCTGTTGTACAGAAGATTGATAACAAGGCACAGATCTTTACTAAAGGTATTCGTGTTTCTGGTTCTCTTGAAGCTGTAGACAAGGCTGGACGTAAGTCTGAATTCAAATATCAGACTGAGAAGCGAGGTAAAGAAATCATGCGTGACATTGAGAAGACTTTAGTGTCTTCTCAAACAAAAGGTACGCAAGGCTCTTCAGCCTCAGGTGGCATTCAAGCATACGCTCGTAAGATGGGCGGATACCAGTCTTATGCTGGTGTAGCAGAATCTGTTGCATCTGTAACTTCTGGATCATTAACAGTGACACAAGCTGCTGGTGATGGTTCTGATGTTGCTACTGCAGCTGGTACTGGTAAAGCTTCTGAGCCATTTACTTTAGCAAGCATCAATGAAATTCTTCGTGAAATTAACGGCGAAACTTCTGCAGCTCCATCTAAAGTAATGATGTCAACAGCTAACAAAGTAAACTTCTCTAACTTAGTTAATACTTCTTCTATGAATACTCGTAGAAATATTGATGAGAAGGGCAAGTTACGCCAATCAGTTGATTTGTATGAATCTGACTTTGGTGATGTTGAGTTAGTTCACAACTACTTAATGGATGATACTGAAGTGTTCGTTTACGATCCTTCTCTATTATCAGTTGCAACTCTTCGTCCGATTCAGTTCCGTGATATCAACGAAGACGGTGACTCTTTACGTTCTTACATGGTACACGAGTGTACTTTGGAAGCTAAGAGTCCATCTGGTAACGGTGTTATCATTGATGTGTCTTTAACTTAATAGGTTAAGCAAAGTTGAATTAACCCCTGCTTTCGGGTGGGGGTTATTCTTACCAAGAAAGATTCTAAGAGTCTTTGTCGGTAAGAATAATAAAGAGATGAGAGATGAGAGAAATAAGAGAACAATTATTTAAAGATTATGAAGTACATTCAGATGCCAGTGGCATTGGTATAGTACAAGATATCGAGCCTCATTTAGAATGGGCGAAAGCTCAAAGAGAGTTCGGTAAAAAAAACAAGCGAATCGATTCAGGATTTAAACCGTTTTGCAATGTACCAGATACAATTGCATTAGATATTATGACAAAGTATGGAATTAATATCCATGATAAGAATATCCAACCTGAAGAAATGAGAAAGTTTAAACATATCATGAAGTTTAAATATCCTCATCTTATGTATTACTAACTAATTTAGGAGCCCTATATGGCCATCATAGATCAAGCTACATTACGCACAAATATTGCGGATTGGCTGAACAGAACAGATTTAACCGATACTCAGCTTGATTTATTCATTCAGATGGCTGAAGCTAAGGTTTATGAGAAACTTCGTGTTCCTCCTTTAGAGGCTTTAGAAGGCTTCTCAGTAGCTAGTAGCAATTCTAGTATTACTATTCCTTCTAGGTTCCTAGAGTTAATTGAATTAAGATTAGTAAAGGCAGGAACCTGTTCGGTTGCTCCAACTACTAATACAACTAGAGCTTTATGTTCAGCTGCTAGCGGTACTTGGACAGACTCTGATAAAGACGATGATGTTTCTTATCGTAGGATTGATGGCAAGGCTTTTCATAATAACAAGATGAATTACTCTTTCACTAGAGAGCTAACTAGTTTCTTATTAACAGATAAAGAAGGAGAGCAAAGTGCTTCTGGTGAGTATGTGTTAAAGTATTATAAGGCTGGCGAGGCTATTGGCACTACCTCTTCAACTACTACAACAGCTGGTGCGTTTACGATTGGTAAGTACTATACGATTACTACAGTTGGAACGACAGATTTCACAGCAATAGGAGCTTCAGGTAACACTGTAGGTGTTATATTTAATGCCACAGGAGTTGGAACTGGAACTGGAACTGCTACTATTGAAGTAATTCCTTATATCTTGTCTAGCGAGTATGAAACAGTTCTTTATTCATCATTAGCTATTGGCTCTGCTTTCTTAGGAAGTGTTGAGGACGAGGCTAGATATTATCAAATGTTCTTAGATAAGATCACAACATTAAACGATAAAGCTAAAGAGGCAGAGCTCAAAGGAGCTACATTTACACAGATATTTTCTGAAGCTTTAATATAGGAGAATAATATGCCTAGAAATTCATTTTATGATGGTAACGCAGGCGATACGATTGCTATTGATAACTCAGCAGCAGCAGCAGCGGTAAGTGAAACTAATGCAGCAGCTTCCGAGTCTGCAGCAGCGGCAAGTGAGACAGCAGCAGCCGTTAGTGAAACTAATGCAGCAGCTTCGTATGATTCATTTGACGATAGGTATCTTGGTGTTAAATCATCAGGACCTACACTAGATAATGATGGTGACGCCTTAGTAGATGGTGCGTTGTACTTTGATACAACAACCAATGCTATGATGGTTTACGATTTAGGTGGAACAACCTGGAATCGTACTACACCAACAACATCAGACCAAACAAAGATTAATACCGTTTCTGGTATTGCAGCTAATGTAACCACAGTAGCAGGCATATCAGCAAACGTAACAACAGTTGCTGGCATCTCAAGTGATGTAACTACAGTAGCTGGTAAGAGTACAGAAATAGGACGTTTAGGTACAGCAGCTGCTGTAGCTGATATGGCTATCTTAGGTACTGCTGATGTAGTATCTGATATGAATATCTTAGGTACTGCTGCTATTGTTGCTGATATGGCTATCTTAGGTACTGCAGATGTAGTAGCTGATTTAAACACTCTAGGTACTGCAGATGTAGTAGCTGATATGAATACCTTAGGAACAGCTGATGTTGTTTCTGATATGAACACACTAGGTACTGCTGATGTAGTAGCTGATATGAATACCTTAGGAACAGCAGATGTAGTTCTAGATATGAACACACTAGGAACAGCAGATGTTGTTTCTGATATGAACACACTAGGCACTTCAGCTAATGTAACTGCAATGGACACTTGTGCTAGTAATATCACAG